GCCCGTCTCCAGCGAAAGCACTTCGCCAGCTTCAACCTCAACCTCAAGGATCTCTTGGGCTAGGATGGAGTTCTTAACATCAACATCGCTTAAAACTGTTGAGCCGTTAGCGTCATAAAGATTGACCGATAACTGCGCTCCGACCGTAGCGTTATCTGCTGGCGCATCCGTAGACCCAGCAACATCAGCCCAATTTACTCGTCCGACCGTAGCGAAAACCGTAGTATTGGGATCCGCATTAGGTTCTAAGTTAGACTGACTGGCTGAGTCTGTTCCGACATTCCTAACGGCTCTTACCCAGTAATAACGAACGTCACCAGACACAACAGAATCGGCAGAGTTAGACGCATCGTGAATAAACTGAGTCCCATCGGTTTCTCCGATCTTGACCGCTGATGAAAAGTTACCATTAGGCGATGCGTAGACGTAAATCGTCCCGAAGTCATTAGGCTTGGCAGGATTGACCCAGTTCAACTCATTGCTTTTAAGACCTGCTGTAGCACTCAATCCACTAGGACTAGGCACACCCCTGAATGCGTCTGTGATACTACCTGTAGCTGTAACCGTGGAATACTCATTAACAGCTGGATCGGCGTAGGATGTGCTTGAGTCTTCCCGTAAAGTTAGATTAACACCACCGTCTTCTGAGAACGTCCAGCCAGCACACTGAAAGACCTTGTTTGACCAGTTCAATTCCTCAACAGAAACTTGAACCCGATCACCTGCTGTGATCCTCAAAGCGGATAGATTCGCTGGGAAGCTAACGACCTTCTGCTGGTCGCTTAACTGAATTAATTTATTAGACAATCTCTGAGCCATATAGCTAGAGTTTGTCATGGGATACTGAACTTCTTTTTCCAGAATCTCATTGTTGTCTCTGGTAACAGCGTCAGCTAACTGAACTTTAGGAAACTCTGTAGACTTGTGATTCTGGGCGGGATCAATAAACAGACCTTTGATCGTATTGAATCGGTCTGATCTTTCCAGAGAAGTCTTGATTGAAATAGCACCGATCAAGTCATCTTCTGTCAAAGTCTCGGTCGGAGCCTCATAGATCCCAGCGTGAACGATATACTTACCGTTAGAATAAACAAGGTTGCCGTTCATTGACGACAGGATCTTGTTTATATTCTTTTGATGTGAGTCAGTCGCAAAGATTACGCCGTTACAAGTAAAACGCTTTTCCGTACCGCCAGGAACAGATACTGATACGTCACAACCATTTGCCGCCGTTATAAACGAACTCCAATCAATCTTGGACGGACTTATTCCCATGCCAAGATCAGAAATCAGATAATCAGCCAAGACTAAAGCAGGGTTCTGGCCTTGCCCGACATAGCTGCCAGCGGTTGCGTTGTATGTGATGAAAAGCTGATTTAGCGGATTGTAGTTTGGCGCACCAGTGTCTAACCGTGGGTCATAAACTGGCTTACCTTTTACCAATGCTTTAACATTAGACGGTGAAAATTTGTCCCAAGTCTCCGCTGAATCTTCGTTCAAAACCCACTTCATTGCTAGATAAGCAATACCATCACCACGATGAGCGGATGTGTATCGATTGCTTGCTGGGCCTGTACTGAAAGCAGCAGTGAATAAAGGATCTGCTGTTTGAGACGTTTCGCCTTTATACTTATTGATTACGCATATTGTGCCGTTCTTGGGGCCAAACTCAACAGAGCCAGAACCAACAGCACCGCCAGCAGCAGCACCGCCGTTTATATCTGCGTTAGAAATCACAACGTCATCCATGTGAATGTCGGTGATTTCTGTTACTTCATGACCCGCCAGAACAATGGTCTGATAAAGGTCAGAGTTATCGGTGCCTGATAACCCGATAAAGGAAATCGGGCCAGATACCAATGCTTCGCCATAGATTATTTTTTGGGGCTCTGTAGTTGATTTAACCGTTCTCTGTCTGGAAGCGTCAGTGTCAACAGTCGGCATTTCTACTTCAAAAAGACTCATTGCCTTTTTGGCAACCATAACGCCGCCAATGACTACAGCAGCGCCAGCCGCAAGTGCGCCGACTCCAATTCCAAAACCCATAGCAGTGCCAATAGCCCCTACTGCTACAACCGCATTTCCGAAAATTGTAAGTGCTGCAACGACTACTTGTGGCATAAATCCCAACCCGATAAAATATGCTGCTCAGGAATCCTAGCGAATCCTTTCTTTACTAGACAAACTGCCGTATTGCCCAGCTTGATACCCATAAGCTGGCTGTCTGGCGTTTTAACGATTACTGGCGAACCATCTGGCAACGTTCTAATGTCTTCCGTAGGCTCGCCTAAAACGCTTGCAGCAGTGTCTTCCAAGTCGCCAAAATCCTTAATGATAGATTCAGCGTCTTCCTCAGAATTATAGTGGAAATCGGCAAGATAGTCTTTGCCTGTTAATTCTTTTACGATGAAACCAGCGAACTGACAGCAATCTACAGAGCCGTAATCAAAGTCTTTCTTTTCCCACTTATTCAACGCTTGATAGACTTGCAATTGCATCAGTCTTCTTCAGTCGCACTCGGCGAGTCTGGGTTTTTTCGGGGGCCGCTCCCGCTTGAGCCACCGCTTGAGCCAGCTTTCCTAGCACCCCAATCAATCTTAGCCCCTTCAATCTTGTGCATATGACTAAAGAATAGATCACCAGCAGACTTTTCCTGTTGCGCCACGTTCGTATACATCAGATTTAAAGACTTGTTGAACCGACTCAACTCAGACTCAGCGATCAACTGAATGGCATCACCGCCATCGGCCCCGACTGACATATTCATTTGATCCATGAACCCCGCCCAGATCTGGGTAGGATCGGCAATCAAAACATCGTCAGCGTCAAGAACACCAAGGTAAACCGTGACAGGATGTAAATAGTAATCTTCGGTTAAAGCTGCGCCTGATATGGTTGCGTCTAAGCCGCTTAAAGTGAGCGTAATAGCGTAAGGACTAACGTCTAAACCTTCCTCAACCTGTGAGATAGATCCAAGGTCGCCGACACCCAACCAATCTTGACCGCCCCAAGTATACGTTCCTAATGAGTTGTGAACGTAAATAGTCCCAGACGGAAACTCTAACTTAGCAAAAGACACAATCGCAACGTGTTGTTGTGCTAAAGCTGTCGCTACTGCTGCGGGAAATCCTCGGCTCATGCTAGAACATCCTCTACAGCCTCAATCGTGAAGTTTGAAACTCGTCCTGCTTGCGTATCCCAAGACGTAGATCCTGCAAGCATAAACACACCAAGAACAGGATAAAGGTAATCTATGGCATCGCCGTCATCGGTAGGCTTTCTGAGCGGTGGCGCAATCGGTATCCCTGCTTGAGTAACGGTTCCTGTTCCAGATCCAAAACCATCAGCGGTGAATGTAGTGCCGATATTATTATTAGCCGCTCCAATCGTTGTAAAGTCTGTCGTTCCAACGGATTCAATCGTGTATGATTTCCCAATTACGATTTCACGGGCTGGCAAAGAATAAAGAAAGGTTCCCGTTCCTGTAGTATCTACATCAGCCGTCACTATGTGAAGCTCATTATTGAACGCTATGTAATCACCAGACTTAAAGTAATCCGCTTGCGTAAGGTTTGCGTCTCTTGCTAAAAGAATTGAGCCAGTCTGACCCGCTCCATTGACAACGATAGTATCACTGACCGCTGGCGCATTACCCCGCCGAACAAAACCGTGATCCTGCAATAAGAACCTGTGCTGCTGACCGTTTAACTTGGTCAAGAACGCTTGCATCTCTGCCCGATCATCACCTGTCAAGTTGTTAAACTGAAGCGATGCCTTCCACAACGATCCTTTCCGCGCTACCGTTTGGACTGAGTTAGTCAACGGGCTCTGAAACGTCCTAGTGTTCGTCACCAGCTCAAACGTGTTTGAGGATGGGGTTATGCTTGGGAATGTGTAAGTCGTCATTAACCGAACCTTCTGCGCCGCATGAGATCTTGTATGCTAAGTATCGTTTGTTGCGAAGTCTGCTGCATTGCTGCGCGGATCTTCATATCTACATCAGCCCCAGCGCCAGTTGCGTCTATGTTGTTTACGATAGTAATACCGCCAGACTGACCTTTGGTATGGTCAACAACCGTCTCATTAGGATGAAGGATTGCAGGAAAACCACCTTTCCCGTCCATGCCGCCAGATCTTGATCCTCTGCCAGTAAAACCACCGCCATCAAAGCTCTGCGCTCGAATCTGAGCTACCTGAGCCATACCCGCAGCAACTTGAGCAGCAGCCATAGCAAAGGATAGTGGTGGGGGATAAGTCTCAAGTGCCTTGGCAGCACCAGTGTAAGTAGACATGATAGCTTGGGCTATGTTGTAAGCCTTCTGAACAGCAAACATCTTCTTATTGTTAGCCTGAACACCTTTAAACGCCTCGCCAAGACCGTCAAGAACCATCTTGGTCTTTTCTGTAGCATTCTTGTCCTCGAAGTTCTTGCTTTTCTGTCTTAGTTCTTCGAGTCTATTGTAATAATCTTGCTCTGATTTAAGTTTTAAGGCATTTGCCTCTGTTACAGACATTGCTTGATTGGCAAGTGCATTAGCTATTATTTCTTGTCGATCTGTATAAGATTTTCTTATAGCTTCTTCTTCGGTCATCAAAGAGTTTTTGACACCTTCAACAGCCTTCGCCGCCATGTCTCTGTCTTTTTGCTCCTTATCGACCGCAGCAGTTAGCTCATCTTGCGCTGTTTTTCGAGCCTTGGCTAATTCGTTTCTAGCGTTTATTTCAGCCTGAACTTCAGAAAGCATTGATTTGGTAAAATCAGTATGAAGCTGCTTTAGTGCCTTTATCTTTTCTATTTCAGCTTCGTGAGCAAGTATTTTTTCTATGGCGGCAGCAACAATTTCGTGTTGAGCAGTAGTTAAATCATGCAAAGACGCAGTATAGGAAATTGCTTGTGCTTTGGTTAAACCTAATGTTTCAGTTTGTTTTTCAATAGAACCTAAGAATTGCTCTACAGACTTATTTGCTTCCTTATAAGCGTCAGAACCTTCAAATAGTTTCCTATTGAAATTATCCTGAAGATCAGTAAGGTTCTTAACAGTATCAGCGCCTTCCATCATATTAACTACGTTATCTATGGTGGACTGCTTGAGCCTATTAAATTCTTGTATCTGATCTGTTGTAGCGTCTTCTAAATTGCTTATCCCGCTTATTAATCCAGCGAAAGCCTGTTCTGATAAGCCCCCCTGGCTAACCGCAAGTGCCGCCTCAGCTAATTTCTTCGCACTGCCTTCAGCTATGCCCATGTCATCGGCTAACGCTTTAATGCTTGAGCTTGCGATTAGAAGGTTGCCTTGCCGACCCATAGCTAGGTTAAATTCTTCAATTGCTTGTTTTGCGCCATCTGAAGCGGTTTCCACACTAAGGATTGCATCAACCAAGGCTAATTCTAATTTGCCTTTAGCAAGTTCTTCAGATTTCTGCCCTAATTTAACAATTTCGTCAGTAAAGCTAACAATGCCTGTCTTAGCGTCTACATTCATGACCCTAGCGACATTACTTATTACTTCTTGAAACTCCTCAAGATGCTTTCTTGTGTTAAATAAGGCTGGGGCTAAGGAAGTACCAATGGCAGCACCTACTGCAAGAACGGCACCGATTATGGCTCCGTTTGGCCCCATTAATGATGCAATCTGAGAACCCTGCTGACCAAAAACCAGCATGGCGTTTTGACCCATCTGAAGCTGTACTGCGATATCCTGAACTTGATGACCAAGTTGACCAAGACCGCCACGCATTAACCTCAAGCCTCCTTTGTTGGCTTTTTGGGCAGCTTTGTCAAACTTTTGAATAGATGCGGCAGCTCTATCCACGGGTGCAGAAGTATTATTTGTTGCGGTCAGCTCTGTGTGGATTACGTTCTTTTGCGTTGCCATCTATCTTCTCTTGCCTAATTCTAAGAAATGTCCACCAATGATTAAATTCATCCTCAGTCATTGCTAACACTGTCGATAGTGGCTCCCCAAGATGATTTGCCAACTCGTACATCATGTATAAGTGAGTTGGTTCACCTTGAGGATTCAGGAGTTTTTTTCGCGTTCATCCTCAGTCTTGCCGTCGATGTTAAGAACAAAGTTGGCAATATCAGATACGATATCTGGATCGACCTTCTTCCTAAGTGAAACCTTATCTTCCAAGGTGAAGACAGGCTCGCCTTTCTCATCAGTAGTACCAAGAATAACGGCATAGATCATATAATCTGTACCGTCACCATCAGCCCTAGCAAGCCATCGCGCCTTATCGTCAAGCGTTAGATTTTTAGAATAGATGGTCGTTCCCCATTGGGGTATTTCCATCTTTCTTATCTCGCGGTCACTAAAATGAGCAACCGCTGAATCTATTAGCTTGCCCATTAAACAGTGGAAGCAGTCAACGCACCGCTACCTTGCAAAGTAATGGAAGCCTCAACCATGCCATCAAATGATGCTGATCGGCTCACACCTGTAACTATGCAAGAACCTGAATAATAAGTATCACCAGAGGCTTCGCCTTCTGGGTAGAATCCGATAGTGACGGAAGCGCCAACAGTTAATGCTCCCTGACCATTCGTATCGCTTTCGTCCCAGTAGACATCTGCCGAACCAGTGAAAGACGTTAGCGTAGAAATGAAACTTCTAGCCGTGTCTGACATAACTGTATCTTCAACAGTGTCAGCAGTTTCCTCGATGCTAAAGCTGCGTAATTCTGCAACAGTGTTAGCGCCAACTTTAATTACGCCGTCTCGTCCGATATGTGTAGCCATTTAAGACTCCTTTTCTTCAATTTTATCTTCGGCCTTAGCTTCCGCCTTAGCTTTAGATTTTGCTTTAAGTTTTTCTGGCATCCAACCTTTCGCCAGCATTGATTCCACTTTTGACGGATGGGCATCAACTTCAGCCGAACCGTCTGGGCTATATAACTTCATATTATACACCTTAAATTGCGATATCTGGAGCGGTAGTTGTAGTTCTGTATTGTACCGCATAGTTCATTGTCACAACACCTACTGGCTTATCGCCTTCGCCATTGAATTGTATCTCTGTCGCTGACAAATACTGAAATTTTGCTAGATTATTTAATGTTCTATCTGCGCCTAAAGCAGCTTCGACCTCTTTGCATATATCGTCAACAATGTCATCGAAATCAACCGTAGCTTTCACATAAGCCTCAATGCCAACATTGAGTATTCTGTTCATGCCCAAAGTGGTTCCCATAACGTCAACATCAGAACTTTCTGATATTGTGTATACCAGCAAAGCTGGCAAACTATCTACGTCTAATGGGTATACCCTAGATTGAAATACATTGCTCCCAGTAGTAGAAAGTCCCGTAATCGTGGTAGCGATCCTTTCTCTAATCTGCTGCCTTACATGGTCTGCCATTATTGAGCCTCTAAAGCTAAAGCAACAACGCCAGTATTATCTGGTTGAACATTGACAACCTTGTAATTCGTTGCGTCCTTTAGCACATTCCCACTCAAGTCAGTGATAGCGGCAAATACCAAAGTATCGCCATGTGACGCATTTCTTAAATCCTTGGCCTTACCGTAAACCATAGGCTGAAGACCTTCTACCGACACTGTTTGTCCTGGTATCTCAAAATACTCTTGATCCAATATAACCTTTATCGTTACTGACGAACCGCCTGATGGGGTATAGGTACAGGAAACCCCATGACCTAATACGTCAAAATAACCATCAAAGTCTGAATCAAATTCTAAGCTCATCGCTTGGCGACTTTCTCAACTGCCTTCTTTGATAAAGGCTTTGGATCCATTTTTATTTCTTCAGCATGGCCTGAACTGATGAACTGTCTGGCTTCTGCTGTAGATAAAACAACCATATCCCCTGCGTTTCGCGGTACACCGTGAACGTGGCAAGGCATCTTAATTACTAATTCCATAATAATCCCCATAAGATCGGGGGGCCGAAACCCCCCTTTCTCATTAGCTTGCAATGATGTCTTTGATTACTGAGAAAGACTCAGGATATCTAAGAGCAACGTCTAGATCTTGGAAGAACGCGAGTCGCGTACCGCCAGAAGTAGACAAGCTGGATTGGTCAACAACAACGTCAACACCTGACCAGAAACCAATCATGATCTGGCTGAAATCGCCGTAGACCATTGCTGACAGGCCAGTGCCAGTGC